ATCTCGCCATCGAGGGCTGGGCGGGGGACAGCATCCGGCCGCGAACCTGGACGGAATGCCGGGATTTCGCGGTGTTCATCGGCGGGCCCAACCCGGCGCTGCGCGACGAGCAGCCCTACAGCCCGGCGCACTACAGAGCGGTCTGCGACCGCTTCGGCGATCCGACAGCGCTCGACCGCTACGACACGATCTTCGTGGACTCGATCACCGTGGCGGGGCGGCTCTGCTTCGGCTGGTGCAAGGGCCAGCCCGAGGCGCTGTCGGAGAAGACCGGCAAGCCGGATGTGCGCGGGGCCTACGGGCTCCATGGCCGCGAGATGATCGGCTGGCTCACGCATCTGCAGCACACGCGGGCCAAGAACGTCTGGTTCGTCGGGATCCTCGACGAGAAGCTCGACGACTTCAATCGCAAGGTGTTCCAGCCGCAGATCGACGGCTCGAAGACCGGGTTGGAGCTGCCGGGGATCGTCGACGAGGTGATCACCATGGCGGAGCTGAAGGCCGATGGCGGCGATCCCTATCGCGCCTTCGTTTGCCAGACGATCAACCCCTGGGGCTTTCCGGCCAAGGACCGCTCGGGGCGTCTGGATCAGGTCGAGGAGCCTCATCTCGGTCGCCTGATGACGAAGATCCGCGCCCCTGTCGCGCCAGCGCCCAAGCGCCTGACCTACACCCCGCCACCCGCCGATCCGGCGGCTGACGCCCAATCCCAACCGCAATCCTGATCAGAAAAGGAGGTTCCCCATGGGTTCCTGGAACGATTTCAACGACGCGCAGAGCAACACCAACCTGATCCCAAAGGGCACGCTGGCCAAGGTGCGTCTGACGATCCGCCCGGGCGGTTTCGACGATGCCTCGCAGGGCTGGACCGGCGGCTATGCCACGCGCGGCTCGACGGGTGCTGTCTATCTCAACGGCGAGTTCACGGTAACCGAGGGTCAGTATGCCCGGCGCAAGATCTTCACCCTGATCGGACTTTACAGCCCCAAGGGGCCGGACTGGGCGAACATGGGCCGCAGCCTCGTGCGCGGCATGCTGAACTCGGCGCGCGGGATTTCCGACAAGGACGTGTCGGCCGAGGCGCAGGCGGCGCGGCGGATCAACGGCTTTGCCGATCTCGACGGGATCGAGTTCATCGCCCGCATCGACATTGGCACCGACGCCAGCGGCGACGACAAGAACGAGATCCGCAGCGCGGTCACGCCGGATCATCGCGATTACGCGCAGGTCATGGGGACTGCGGCGCTACAGTTCGGCGGACAGGGTGCAGCCGGACATGCCCCGCAGCAGACCACCCCTGCGGCAGCGGCACATCAGCCCGGCCAGCCCTCTTCCGCCCCCGGGTTCGCCGGTCGGCCGAGCTGGGCGCAGTAAGGGGGAGACCGGCCATGCGCCTGCGCCCCCGCCAGAAGACCTTCGTCGAGCGCAGCGTGGCTGCGCTCGCCTCCCGCGGCAACACGCTGGGCGTGGCGCCCACCGGCGCGGGCAAGACCATAATGCTCTCGGCGGTCACCGGCGAGATGATCGGCGACGGTGCCAAGGCCTGCGTGCTGGCGCATCGCGACGAGTTGACGGCGCAGAACCGCGCCAAGTTCCAGCGCGTGGTGCCGGGCGTCGCTACTTCGGTCATCGACGCCACGGAGAAGTCCTGGGGCGGTCAGGTCGCGTTTGCGATGGTGCCGACGCTGGCGCGGGCCTCGAACCTGGCCCACATGCCCCGCCTCGACCTTCTGGTCGTGGACGAGGCGCACCATGCGGTCGCCGACAGCTACCGCCGCATCATCGACCGGGTGCGCGAGGCCAATCCCGACGCCCGGATCTTCGGGGTCACGGCGACGCCGAACCGGGGCGACAAGAAGGGGCTACGCGAGGTCTTCGACAATGTCGCCGATCAGGTGCGGCTGGGCGAGTTGATCGCCTCCGGCCACCTGGTGCCGCCGCGCACCTTCGTCATCGACGTGGGCGTGCAGGACGAGCTGCGCTCGGTCCGCAAGACCATGTCGGATTTCGACATGGTGGAGGTCGCGGGCATCATGGACCGCGCCCCTGTCACCGACGAGGTGATCCGCCACTGGAAGGAGAAGGCGGGCGACCGGCAGACCGTGGTGTTCTGCTCCACTGTCTCGCACGCCGAGCACGTCACCGACGCGTTCCGGGCAGCTGGCGTTTCCGCCGCGCTGATCCACGGCGATCTGGCGGCAGAGACCCGCAAGGCGATCCTCGCCGACTACGCGGCGGGTAGCATCCGCGTCGTCGTCAACGTGGCGGTGCTGACCGAGGGCTGGGACCATCCACCCACCTCCTGCGTCGTGCTGCTGCGGCCCAGCTCCTACAAGTCCACGATGATCCAGATGGTCGGGCGCGGCCTGCGCACCGTCGACCCCGAGGAACACCCCGGCATCGTCAAGACCGACTGCATCGTACTGGACTTCGGGACGTCGAGCCTCACGCACGGCACGCTGGAACAGGATGTCGATCTCGACGGGCGCATTCCGACGCCGGGGGAAGCCCCCACGAAACTCTGCCCCGAATGCAAGGCCGAGATCCCGATCGCCGTCACCGAATGCCCGATCTGCGGGTGCGAACTGCCGCGCGAAGGAGCGGAGCCCATCGACAGTTTCGTCATGACCGAGCTCGATCTTCTCGAGCGATCGAGTTTCGCGTGGGTGGACCTGTTCGGCGACGACGCCGCGCTGATGGCCAACGGCTTTCACGCCTGGGGCGGCGTATTCTTCCTCGAGGGCCGCTGGCACGCCGTCGGGGGCGCCAAGGGCAAGGCGACGCGGCTCCTGAGCGTGGGCGAGCGCATCGTCTGTCTCGCGCAGGCCGACGACTGGCTGAACACCCATGAGACCGACGAGAGCGCCTTCAAGTCGAAGGGCTGGCTGAAGCAGGACGCGACGGAAAAGCAGCTGAACTGCCTGCCGCCCGAGTTTCGGCGCGACTACGGCCTGACCAGATATCGCGCCTCCGCGCTGATCTCGTTCCAGTTCAACAAGCGCGACATCCGGCGCCTCGTCACGGCGGCCGAGCCCGAGCGGAGGGCGGCGTGAATCATGTCGCGCAAGTCCCATCCCCGCCCGCAGCGCCTGCGGATTGCCCGGAGCGTATTCGGCTCTGGCACCCGCGCCTCAAGCCTTGCGCCGTCTGTCTGCGCCCCGCGCGCGGCTTCGGTTTCTTCAACCCCGACAAACCCCGCCCCCGCGAATACCGCTGGTTCTGCTCGATGCACTGCCAGGCGTTCTTCGCGGCCCGCCACCGGAAAGGACTGACCATGCAGGGAACGACCGATGAAGAACGCCTCGCCATAGCGATGGTGATGAAGCGGCTCGGCGCGACCATGGACCAAATCGGCTGGGACAAGCGGCTGCGGGATCTCGATGCGACAGAGGTCACCGCGCTGATCGAGGAGGTTCTGGAGGGCTATGGCGCCGAGATGTCGCGCATCGCCGCCAGGAGCGAGGTGCCGTTCTGATGCTGGATTTCAACCCTCGCCCCTCCATGGCCGAGCGGATCAACGCGCTGGTCGACGCCGCGCTGATCGCCGAGCGGGAGGCCACGCCGCCCCGGACCTATCTCGGCGCGTCCCGTCTGGGGCATGCCTGCGAACGCGCGCTGCAGTTCGAGTTCGCGGGCGCGCCCAAGGATGAGGGCGCGGATTTCGGCGGCCAGACGCTGCGCATCTTCGCGATCGGCCACCAGCTCGAGGATCTGGCGATCCGCTGGCTGCGGGCGGCGGGGATCGACCTCTACACCCGCAAGGGCAACAGGCCGGACGGAGAGCAGTTCGGTTTTTCCGTCGCGGGCGGCCGCATTCGTGGCCATGTCGACGGGATCGTGGCCGGAGCCCCGGCCGCGCTCGGTCTTCGCACCCCGGCGCTCTGGGAATGCAAGACGATGAACGCCAGGAACTGGCGGGCCTGCGTCAAGGACGGGGTCGCCGTTTCCAAGCCCGTCTATGCCGCCCAGATCGCGATCTACCAGGCCTACATGGAGCCCTCGGTGCCGGGGATTTCCACGGCCCCGGCACTGTTCACCGCGATCAACAAGGACACGGCCGAACTGCATCACGAGCAGGTCGCCTTCGATGCCGATCTGGCGCAGCGCATGTCCGACCGCGCGGTGCGGATCCTGCAGGCCACCGACGCGGGCGAGCTGCTGCCCCGCATCGCCGCCAGCCGCGACTTCTTCGAATGCCGGTTCTGCGCCCATGCCGAACGGTGCTGGGGATTGGCGTCATGAGCGACGAGCCCACCGAGCCATCCGATCCCGACAAGGAGCCAGCCATGCGCGACGACACCACGCCCGATGGGCCCAAGGAAAACATCGTCCATTTCAACCCGTGGCGCGACTTCAACGATGCCGCGCCGCAGATCGACGTCTTCGGAGACGAGCCGGATCCTGCGCAGATTGCGCAATTCATGCAGGTCGTCTTTGGGTATTGCGACGGTCTGATCCCTGTCCGCAGCTTCATCGACAAGGGTCAGGGCATCGATGGCCGCCCGCACAACATCTGGCTGAAAGCGGATCAGTCCGCCCCGGAAAAGATGGCGACCTTCGCGACATGGGCCTCGCGCGAGGGCGCGGCAGTCTATGTGATCCCCGGCACTGTCGCGGCGCCCGGCCAGGCCAAGGCCACCGATATCCTGCAGATGCAGACGGTGGTCGTCGATCTCGACACCGGTGACATCGCCGCCAAGCGCGCGCACCTCGAGCGTCACCTCGGCGCGCCCAGCATGGTGGTGGAGAGCGGCGGCGTCACGGCCGAGGGGCAGCGCAAGTGCCACGTCTGGTGGGCGCTGACCGAACCCGCCGAGGGCGACGACATAGCGCGCGTCTGCCGTCTGCGCGGCGACATCGCCGCAAAGGTTGGCGGCGACATGCATTTCCGCTCCGCCCATCAGCCGATCCGGGTGGCGGGCTCGGTCTATTACAAGAACAACCTCAAGACGCAGGTGCGGATCGTCGAACTGAGCGCCGACCGCGAACGCGATCTGGCCGAGTTCATCGAAGCCGTGACCGACATGCCGCCCGCGCCGGGCGTGTCCCTGCAGCCCGCGTTCACCCATCCCGACAAACCCATCCTGGACGATGTGCTGGTCACGCCGGTGCGCGAGGGGGCGCAGGACGATTGGTCCCGCTTCGAAGGAGCGTCCGCCGCGATCGGTCATTTCATCCGCATGGTCCACGAGGGCCGGATGACAAAGGACGAGGGCTGGATCGGCATCTGCGGCTACAACGCAGCGATGCTGCGGCCCCAGTGGCCGGTCGAGCGGCTGAAGCGGGAATCCGAGCGGCTCTGGGAACGGCATGTCGAGAAATACGGCCCGCCGCTGATCCGGCTGGACTCCGGCGCACCGGGACCGGTCGAGATGCCCGCCTTCACGTTGGGCGCGCTGCTGGACGATCAGAGCCCGATGCCGGAGGACATCATCGCGCCCCGGGTGCTGACGCCGGGCGGACTGCTGGTGCTGGGCGGTGCTCCCAAGGTCGGCAAGAGCGACCTGCTGATCTCCTGGCTCGTCCACATGGCCGCCGGTGTGCCCTTCCTCGGCTTTGCACCGCCACGGCCGCTGCGCATCTTCTATCTGCAGGCCGAGATCCAGTATCACTATCTGCGCGAGCGGCTGAAGCAGATCGCCCTGCCGCCCGACGTGCTGGCCGCCGCGCGCGACACCTTCGTCGCCACACCCAAGCTGAAAATGCTGCTCGACAACGAGGGCAGCGTGCGGGTTGCCCGCGCGATCCGGACGGCATTCCCGGATGCGCCGCCCGACATCCTCTGCGTCGACCCGATCCGCAACCTCTTCGATGGCGGACCCGATGGCGGTGGCGAGAACGACAACACCGCCATGATGTTCTTCCTGAAGGAACGGGTCGAGGTTCTGCGCGACCACATCGACCCGGACTGCGGGGTCATCCTGATCCACCACACCAAGAAGCTCAGCAAGCACCAGGTGAAAGAGGATCCGTTTCTCGCGCTTTCGGGCGCCAGCGCCCTGCGGGGCTTCTACACCTCCGGGCTGATCCTGCACCGCCCCGACGAGGACGCGTCAGAGCGCAAGCTGGAGATCGAGCTGCGCAACGGCCCCGCGCTGCCCTCGAAGCTGATCGACAAGGTGCGCGGCCAATGGGTCGAGATCAACCCGATGAACGAGCGCCTCGTGCGCCAGGACATCGGCGCCAAGCATGATGCCGAGCGGGATCGGAAAAACCAGGTCGTCCTGGGGATGATCTTCGACGAGGCGGCCGAGGGTCGGCTCTACACGGCCACGCAGTTCGCGGAGGCGTTCGAGAACCAGCACGATCTCGGCGGGCGCTACAGCATCCGTGAGCGTCTGTCGGTGCTCGCCACCAAGGGCCTGATCAAGTTCCGCCGGAGTTTCACGGAGCACGGGTACGCCGGGACGCAATCGCATTTCGGATATCTCGTGATCAGGGACATGCGCTTCGGCCGCGATCCCGTGATCGACACGGACACCGGAGAGGTCCTTGCCGAGGGCGTCGCGGTGCTGCCGACCCACTACAAATGCCCCCATTCCGGCCGCGCGCGCGAGGTCGAGAACCCCGCCGTCTGGGTCTATCCGGAGGAGGCCCATGACTGACTTCCTCATCATGAGCGCGGCCTTCCTCATTATCATCCCTTCCTCATGGCCCAATGAAATCAATGGGTTGGTGATGAGGATGAGAAAGGTCTTCCTCATCGACCCGTCTCATCCCTTGAGCCATGAAAAATCAGCGGGAACAGAGACTTGTGGTCAAAACATGAGACGAGTGGGCAAGCCCCCATACTACGTATGGGGAGGCCAACCGGCAGGTTTGGCCTCGCCTCCCATACGTCGAGGGTCTCCGCGCGCGGGCTCCTACGCTCCCTGCACATTCCGATCCGACGACGGCGGCCCCGTACCGCCAAGCACCAGGCCACCGTCGTCTTCCACCCGAGCAGCCAACCAGAAGAGGAGACTACCCATGGCTGACCTGACTCTCGCCACCTCCGCCCATGAGGCAATCCCCGATCTGCGGCCCGTCGTCCGCGCCAACCGCGTGATGCTGGCGCTCGACCTCGGCACCACGACGGGATGGGCGCTGCACGGCATCGACGGGCTGATCACCTCCGGCACTGCGTCCTTCCGCCCCGGGCGGTTTGATGGCGGCGGCATGCGGTACCTCCGCTTCACCAACTGGCTCACGGAGATCGACCGGCTGTCGGGGCCCGTTGCCGCCATCTGGTTCGAGGAGGTCCGCCGCCATGCCGCGACCGATGCCGCCCATGTCTATGGCGGGCTGATGGCCACGCTGACGGCATGGGCCGAACTGCGCGGCATTCCCTACGAGGGCGTTCCCGTCGGCACCATCAAACGCCACGCCACCGGCAAGGGCAACGCGAACAAGGACGCCATGATGGCGGCCGCCCGGGCGCGTGGCTTCTCCCCCGCCGATGACAACGAGGCCGACGCCATTGCGATCCTTCTCTGGGCACTGGAGACCCGGGGAGGTGTGCAATGAGCGGCATGCGGTTCACGCCCAAGGGCTACGGCGGTCACCGCCGCAATCCCGACGAGGTCAAGCGCGACGGCTGGAAGGAACAGGGCCTGTTGGCCGTCGCCATCGACGACGACCGTCTGACCTGGCCCGAGCGTGAACTGGTCCGCCAGCTCGGCGAGCGGCTCTATGGCAAGCGGGAACGGGAGGCGCGTCATGGGTGAGTGGACCACAGCGCAGGTGCAGGATCGGCT